TCACCCTGGAACATGCCGGGGGATATATAGTATTCAATAATGCCCTGGACGCCGGAGATGAAGTCACTGTGTCCGGTAAAGCCTTGACACTTATTCAGGCGGGTGGTTTCTTCAACTGGAGCATTGACGGCGACGCCGACGATGCCGAGGCAACAACGTTCGCAAGCGGCGGATGGAAGGAATACAAGAGGGCATTGGTTGGCTGGTCCGGAAGCGCCGAGGCCTACTGGGGCGATGAGCAGTTTTTTGATTCGCTGGGCAAAACCGTGGTCGTGAAGCTGTTCGTTGATGCAGGACCCAATCAGGACTGCCTGGAGGGATTTGCAATCATAAACGGCGAAGGCATCGAAAACCCGGTTGACGGTTTGGTGCAGGAAACCATAGACTTCACCGGCACGGGTCCGCTGTATATAAGGATGTAGGAGGGATTGTTATGCGAAATAAAACAGTAAGTTTTGCCGGGAAAGAAATCAGAGTTGAGGAAAAACGAATCGGAGAACTTGAAAAGATTGTTGCTGAATTATTCCCCGAAAGCAAAGGGAATATTCAAAAGGTAGATCTGGGCAAGCTCTTGGAGCAGGCCGGATTTGATTTGCTGTATAAGAAACTGCCGGTCATATTCCCGGACATAAGCAAGGATGATATTAAAAATGCTTACATGAGTGAACTTGAGCAGCTAATTGAGGTTTTTGTTGAGGTAAATTTTACCGGCTTGAAGCGGCTGATAAAACCGCTAATGAACTTGATTCAGGCTGGCTTACCGCAGAGGTAGTGGTTCTTTTAGCCCGGGAGTTTGGGTGGAGCATTGATGAGATGCGCAATCTCACTCCTCAAGAATTGGTGGCGATATTAAACGAGCTGCAGAGGCAGGTGGCCTTAGAACAGTACAATGAACAGAGGAATAAGTGGGCATTCCTAGCGGCTGTCATTACTAACGGATTCGGGGCTATTACCAGTATGTTCAGCAAGAGGAAGCACAAGGCCGTTAGTCCCGACGATTTTATGGGCAAGGATGCAAAAAAAATGCTCCAGCGCTTGCTGGGGCAAGAGCCGGAGCAGAAGGACTGGAGCAGGCACATAGAGGACGCAAAGGCTAAAGGATTGAAGGGTGGTGAGACATTATGCTAGTTGGTGAAGTATTCGCCCGGATGGGGCTGGATAGCAAACAATACGAAAAAAGTTTAGATAGACTGGAAAATGAAACTAAAAAAAGAGCATTAACGCTGGGGAATATCTTTAAAGGCGCTCTTTCTGTAACAATCGGTATGACCATGTTTGAAGCCGTGAAAAGGGGTTTTCAAACAATAGCCAGCACGGCAATCGGCTTTAATGCCCAGATGGAGCAGGCCCGGATAGGCTTCACTACTATGCTCGGTAGCGCTGAGAGGGCAGAAGCCTTTTTGAGCAATATGGCAGAGTTTGCAGCTAAAACACCGTTTGAATTCCCGGAACTTCTTGACGCCTCAAAGCGTATGCTTGCGTACGGTTTTGCGGCTGAAGACGTACTCCCGACGATGGAAGCCGTGGGCAATGCTTCCGCAGCTGTGGGGCTGGGTACAGAAGGCATTAACAGAATTATCCTGGCTTTGGGTCAGATGCGGGCTAAGGGTAAGCTTTCCGGCGAAGAAATGCGCCAGCTCACTGAAACTGGAATTCCCGCCTGGGAGATACTGGCTGAAGCTATGGGCAAAACTACTGCTGAAATCATGGATATGCAGTCAAAAGGCCTTATTCCTGCGGACCGTGCTATCAAGATGTTAGTTGAGGGTATGAACAAGCGCTTCCCTAACATGATGGCGCAGATGGAAAATACCTGGGAAGGCGTAACCTCCACCATAAAAGACATCTGGAGAATGACGATTGGCGCTGTAACACAAAACCTATTTCAGGGTGTTGTTTCTTGGCTACAAAAAGTCAGGGATTTTGCAGTAGGCTTCTATGATACTTTCCAGAAGTATGGACTCCAAAGGGCCATCTCTGAATCCTTCGGGCCGGAAGTGGCAGCTATGGTTAGCGTTTTAGGTGCAGCCTTGCGGGGGCTTGCCTCAGTAGTCAGTGCAGTAACCGGCTTTATAACACAGTACGGCAAGCAGATTAAATTTGTGGCAGTCGTGATGGGAACATATCTAGTACTACTCAAAACTGTTACCCTTGCTAAATGGTTAGCGACAGTTGCTACAACAGCTTTAACTAACTCGCAACTACTATTAGCTGGACAATCCAGCGCAACGACGGGCATAATTGGGTTTTTGAGCAATGTTATCACTTTTTATAAGGTTCAGATGTTAACAGCATCTGGAACAACTAACGTCTTTACAGGCGCATTGTTTAGGCTGCGGGCTGCTCTTTATGCTGTGTGGACAGCACTAGGCCCTATAGGTTGGGCAATTTTGGGTATATCGTTAGCAGTTGCCGGTGGCATGTCCCTATGGAATAAATACTCTCAATCAGTTTACAGTGGTGCTGAAGTATATGACGAATTAGCAGAGCTCATTGATCAAGTTGAAGGAAGTGCCGGTGATGCGGCAGGTGCTATCGAGGATGAAGCAGATGCATTGAAGAAAGCCGGGAAGGCTGCAGGCAAAAACCTACAGTCATTTGATGAAGTGCATCAGCTGCAGGAGGACATGGCCGGGTCTGCGGAGGACCTTGCTAAAAGTATGGGGCTTGATGATACAGAGCTTGGCGTTCCTGGAGTGGGAGACTTTGAAATCCCAGACATAGGCGCACAGCTTGAAGAAATGAAGCCAACGCTAAAGGGCTTTTGGGAGTGGATAAAACAAGGTGCCGGTAACCTATGGGAAAAGGTAAAAGAGAAATGGAATGACTTTAAAGAATGGGTCAAGGGCTGGGGAATATGGACAACACTAAAAGAAAAATGGGACGGCCTCAAGGAAGGTGCAGGCAATCTATGGGAAAAGGCAAAAGAGAAATGGGGCGACTTCAAGGAATGGGCTGGTGATATGTGGGAAGGCATAAAAGAGAAATGGGGCGACTTCAAGGAATGGGCTGGTGATATGTGGGAAGGTGCAAAAGAAAAATGGGGCAACTTTACAGACTGGGTACAGGAAAAGTGGGGCAGTTTTAAGGAAAAGGCTGGCGAAATATGGGAAGGCATTAAAACAAACGTCCAGACAAAGTGGGAGGAACTTAAAACAAATGCCCCAGTGATTTGGGAAAATATCAAGACCAGCATCCAGGATAGATGGGATAGCCTTGTATCCGGAGCTTCCGAAAAATGGGGCAATATTAAGTCAACAATTAGCGAGAAGTGGGAGGAGTTGAAAACCAACGCACCTACTACTTGGGAGAACATAAAGAAGGAAATCTCCGACAGATGGGAAGCGCTTAAAACTAATGCTCCTATTGCCTGGGAGAACATAAAAACAAGCATCCAAGACAGATGGGAGGCCCTCAAAACTAATGCGCCTACTGCCTGGGAGAACATAAAAACAAGCATCCAAGACAGATGGGAAAACCTTAAAACCAACGCTCCTACTGCTTGGGAAAACATAAAAACAAGCATCCAAGACAGATGGGAAGCACTTAAAACTAATGCGCCTACTGCCTGGGAGAACATAAAAACAAGCATCCAAGACAGATGGGAAAACCTTAAAACCAACGCTCCTACTGCTTGGGAAAACATAAAAACAAGCATCCAGGATAGATGGGAAGCACTTAAAACTAATGCGCCTACTGCTTGGGAAAATATCCGCAAGAGTATTGATGACAAATGGGGAGAACTCAAGACGAACGCACCTATAACTTGGGAGAATATTAAGAAGGAAATCTCCGACAGATGGGAAGCGCTTAAAACTAATGCGCCTACTGCTTGGGAAAATATCCGCAAGAGTATTGCTGACAAATGGGAAGAACTCAAGACGAATGCACCTATAACATGGGGGGAAATCAAGAAAGAAATAACCGATAGGTGGGAGGACCTTAAAACCAGCGTGCCGGCTACCTGGAACGACATTAAAGAGGCTATTGCGGATAAATGGCAAGAAATCAAAGACGATGCCTTTAACTGGGGTAAAAATCTTATTAGCAGTTTTGTTGAAGGGATTAAGAATAAAACTAACTCAGTTAAGTCCACTCTACGAGGTGTCGGTCAGACTATTAAAAACTTCTTAGGCTTCTCTTCCCCGACAAAAGAAGGACCTGGGCGTTTCGCTGACGAGTGGGCACCAAACCTGATGAATATGTTTGCCGAAGGGTTAAACCAAAACATCCCCAAGGTGCGCAGTGCAGTGGATGAAGTTGCACAACAGCTAACAGGAATGACGGTGAAACCTACTGTACAGCAGTCTATCGTGCCTGCTACGACAACAACTGGAGATAGCGGTCTGGCTGATACCGTTGCTCAGGCCGTTTACAGGGCGATTATAGATGCCTTCCGGATTACGCAGGCATCGTCAACCGGCACGAGTAGCGGAGAGAGCAAGGAACTAGTGCTCAAAATCGATAATACGGTTCTGGCCCGGATGCAACTACCGGCCATCATCCGCGAAGGCCAGCGTCAGGGTCTTAACCTTGTAGTCCAGCCGCAGGGGGTGTAATTCATGCTGAAAATTGCTGGGATAACGGTAAAAGCACCTACCGAATTAAAAGTAGGCCGATTCGACCTATCTAAATCAGCCCGGACCGCCTCTGGTAAAATGGTGATGGACATAATCGCCACAAAGCGCCGGGTGGACGTTGTCTGGAAGATGCTTCCCGATGATGAACTAAAAAAAATTCTTGATGTAATAAATGCCAACAAGCCGTTTTTTTATTTAACATACCCGGACACAGGGGGCAGCAAGACAATGACCTGCTATGCAGGAGATATAATAACAAGTTTATGGCATACGAAAAACGGCGTCAGGTATTGGGAAGAGGTAAGTATAGGATTTATTGAACAGTGAGGCGGTGACATAGGTGTATCCAGTAACTACAGATTTTATTGACAAAATGAAAGCAGACAGGCGGCAGGTATTCGGACGAGTACAAATAGATTATACAGACCCTTTTATGGACCAGTCGATTGAGATTGAAGCCAGCGAACATGCCAACGTATCCTACCCACAGCAAACCGCTGACAGTGTCGATACCGCTACCCACAAATGGGCATCCTTAGACGGTTCCTGGGTACTGGATGGTACATACCACCTTGCGCCGCCTCCTGAAAAGTTGGCGCAGTACCAATTTGGATGGTGGGGTTTACAGCATGCAGGCGCAGGGGGAGTTTTTCTGTCTCCGTATCCGTCATTGACGGTGACGCACTTGCCTCGACCAATACACACCTTGAGGGTTGTAGGCGACACAGCACGGGGGGAGTATCCCGTCGATTTTACGATTAAGTTATATGCCCAAAATGAAGCCATCCTGTATACCGAAACCGTCACAGGCAACACACAGGTGAATTGGAGCAAAACCCTGGCAGTTCCCGTGCTAGACGCAGCAAAGCAGGTGCTGGAAATCACGAAATGGAGCCATGAAGGCCGCTGTGCGAAGATAATTGAATTTTTTACATCAATCATGGAAGTATACGAAACCGGCGATCTGGTGAGCTTACATCTACTGGAGGAGCGAGAGGCTAGCCAAGGCAGCTTGCCGGTGGGGAACATCAGTTCTAATGAAATCACATTGACCTTGAACAACGAGGACAAGAAATTTGATGTTGACAATGAGCAGTCGCCCCTGAAAAATCTATTGAAGCCGAACAGGAGAATTCAGGTGTGGCTGGGGGCCGAGGATGTAATAGGTGAGTGGCATACGGAGATTGAACAATCCTCATATTATTATCAAGCGAAGTTGTGTGGTGAACGATATGTGGCACAGGGGTTTAAGCCAGTGGGTAGTTTGGTTGGGGCAAGAGAGGTTTGGGCTTATGTTTTGTCATCTTCAACCGGCAAGGAAGGTTCGCCTCCAGATGTGCATTTCCTTGTTTATAGCAACAATGAGGATGTGCCTGGGGAATCAATTAGCACTGATTATGGGGTGGTGACGGGCGATAATTGGCCTAGAGGCAGGCAATGGGTTGGAACGAAAATTGTTTTAGACGAACCCCTGCAAGAAGGGCAACAGTATTGGTTGGTTTTAGCGGGACAGGGTGTTTATGATTCTTACAATAATGTTCGTTATATGCTTTCGGATAGGGACGAGTACGCTGATGGTTATAGGTGCACATCTAGCGATGGAATGACATGGAATAAGACACACAACAGGGACTTGACTTTCAGGCTCGATGCCCCTATTTATAAAGACGAATGGGTCCCCCTTGGCACCTTCTGGTCGTTGGACTGGGACAGCCCGGACGATTCGCTGGAAGCTACCGTAACGGCAAGGGATAGGATGGAGTTGCTGCGAAAAGGCACATATCAGACAAGTCAGGTACTGACGAATAAGAGCCTGTATGAGCTTGCAGAAGCGGTGCTGCAGGATGCGGGGCTTACATCGGATGAATACATCATTGACACGGACTTGCAGAATATCATCATACCATACGCTTGGTTTAACCCTGTTTCTCATCGTGAAGCTCTCCGGCGCATAGCAGAGGCCGGACTAGCGGCAGCATTTGCGAATAGAGAAGGAAAAATCCAGATAGAGAGCTTTCTTATCACGGGTGACGAGCCGGTCCTCGAAATTACGGAGGATGACTACTTCCCACCACTCCGGGCACCGTCACGACAGGACCAGGTTGCGAATGAGATAATCGTTGACACTCAGCCTTTGCGGCCTGCCACAACGCCGGAAGAAGTCTACAGGAGCAATGAGCCGATGACGATACCAGCAAGCACAACAAAGACTATTACAGCATTTTACAACAAAACGCCGGTAATAGACGCTGCAGCAAGCCTTGACAACTCGCCAGCTGGAGTAAATATAACGGAAGCAGCATATTACGGTTGGGGAGCAACGGTAAAAATATACAACACAAATATGACAGATGCACAGGTAACGCTTGTTATCCAGGGTAAACCCTTGACCGTGCAAAACAAAGAGAGAGCAACGGCCAGAGACGAAACAAGTATAACGGAAAACGGAGTATTGAGATATGAGTTTCCCGCTAACCCGCTTGTGCAGACTTTAGCGCAAGCGCAGGCGATAGCGGATACGCTGTTGGCATCAGTCAAAGAGCCGCGAAGGGATATAGAGGTTGATTGGCGGGGAAACCCGGCTTTGTTGCTCGGCGACAGGGTGACAGTCAAGGGCAAGGACTATCACGTGATACGTCAGGAGATAAACTGGGCTGGATATATGCAAGCAAAATTAACAGGAAGGAAAGCAGAGTGAGGTGATATATATGGCATGGGAAAATCCAGTTACTACATGGGGTCAGGCTGGGAAGACAGTGCCGGGAGCAGGCGATTTTAACAGGATTGAAGGAAATACACAATATCTCAAGGATGAAGTTGATTCGCATAAGGCCAAAGATGCATCAACTACTGCAAAGGGTCATGTGCAATTAAGCAGTAGCACATCAAGCACAAGCACAAGTTTAGCGGCAACTGCTAGTGCAGTTAAAACAGTAAATGATGCTTTAACTTCGCATCAGGCAGAAAAGGCGACACAAAGTGAATATGGACATATAAGGCTACAAGATATACCCAATCCCGAGGTAGCAACGAAAGCAGAGGCAGAGGCGGGGACTAATAATACTAAGATGATGACACCTTTAAGGACTAATCAGGCTATAGACAGCAGATTCAGATGGGTAGATGGTTTACTGGAAGTAAATATAAATGGGGAATGGAAATCATTTAAAGAAATAGATGATACAACTGGTTCCCCTGGCAGTCCTTATTTACTATCAGGAACAATGGAAGAAGGTTTTTTTGGTGAAGTGTCTGCAAGCGAATTAATAACAGGAGACGCCCTAGCAAGTGAGTGCGGAATATCTCAAGGCACTAGTCAGCACTCCACAGCAGGATGGCTTAAATTTGCATATAAAGGCAAGATACAATTTATAGCCAAAAATCCTATAAGAAGTTCTATATCGTGGGATGCTATAAATACTGCTAAGTGCGTGTATGGTGATAGTGGAGATAAGCAGATTATTGTTGACGGTAAAACCTACAAAGTTAGATTGATGAGGGCTTTAGACCCTAGCATAAACCCAAAAGCTACCGCCAGTGCATACTCTGGTACCGTAAACCATGGCTCGGAATGGAATAGACTAATGTGTCAAATACACGAGGAAGCTATAAATGGTAGCTGGGGTTATCCAAATAATATCGAAAGCGATATAGGTATTCTAAAGCATAGTCTAGGCAGCGGAAATCAAGGAATGTACAATGATGCCGACTTAGTTGTAAAAAGTGGCGATGGTCGAGCTTCGTGGTGTCAAGAGATGTCGACATCTACGTCCAACCGTCTGCTCCGTGGTGACGATGGTGTGTCGTTCTCGCACGACTGCGCTTCGTCCTGGGCGATTGCGCACGGCGGTTGGCGTCCGGTCCTTGAATTAGTTCCTTAACTCTGGCCTCTGGACTCTATTTTTGGACGCAGTCCCGAACGAATGTGAGGGCAAGTCCATAATTAATAAGGGGATGATAATATAGGCACTGATTTAGAAATTTATATAAGAATGTTTAACTTACTAAAAAGGATATATCCAGCCTTGGTCAACTATCCAAAAGTTGAAAGATATGCTTTGGCTCAAGATACCAAAAATTGTATATTCCAATACTTAAACTATATATCAAGGGCTAACAATGTTAAGTCTAAAAGAATGGTGTATGCTCAGGAAGCCCAAGGGTATTTGGAAGACTTGAAGGCAAAGATAATGCTGGCAAATCACTTGAGATACATGGGCAAAGGATTTTACAAGGATATATCTTTAGAACTAACTGAAATTAGCAAAATGTTAGCAGGATATATTCGCTCAATAAATAAGAAAAAGTAAATAATATGGGGATTAGGCTGCAAAACGTCCGGCCGTCTGAACCGTGGTAACGGTGGTGTGTCGTTCTCGAACGACTACGCTTCGTCCTATGCGATTACGCACGGCGGTTGGCGTCCGGTCCTGATTAACATTTTGATTATTAAGATTACGGTTTTAATAACAAGGCTTGAACTAATTCAAGAGAGCCTAATTCCTTTACTCGGCAAGAGTATAAACACATAAAC